GCGCCGCGCCGCGCAGGCCCGCGCCCGCCGCGCCAAAAACCGTTCTCTTGAAGTGGACGCCATGGAAATCAGGATTCGGGCGGAACGTCGCTATGGGGAAGTCTTGATAGAGCTTCGGGCGTCCGGGCAAATCATCGAAGGCCGCCCGGAAAAAACTGTACTCTGCGGAGTACAGTTTCCGCGCCAGACCCTTGAAGGTCTTTCAACCTCCCGGAATTTCTCATCTAAATGCCAACGTCTTGCCGCCCTGCCGCCCGATCGGTTCGAGCGGATGTTACACGGCTGGCGGGAACGGTCTTTGACCAAAGACGAGCCTATCATCTTCGATCTGTTCGCCCGAGAGAAGGCGGAACGGCGGGACAAGCGCGAAACCGAACTCGGCAAGCACCTTTGTGCCCTACCAAAGCGCCGTTATGGGGTGATCGTTGCCGATCCCAAATGGGGTTTTCAGCGGTGGTCGGGCGATTATGGGCGCGGTGCCCCGCCATCAACGCTTGACGGGATCAAAGCCAGTGACGTCGCTTCGATCGCGGCGGACGATTGCGCCCTGTTCCTTTGGGCATCGCAACCGATCTTGCCCCATGCGTTGGAAGTGATGGCGACATGGTGCTTTGACTACAAGACGAATTTCGTATGGGCCAAAGATCGCATTGGGCCGGGGTATTGGTCCCGTAACAAGCACGAGATTCTTTTGTTGGGGACGCGCGGCAAGGTGCCATGTCCCGCACAAGGGCAGCAATGGGACTCGTTGATGGAAGGGCCGAGGCGCGGTCAGTCTGAGAAGCCCGAAATCTTTCTGGAAATGATCGAGGCGTATTTTCCGAACTTGCCGAAGATCAACCTTTCCCCGGACACGCCGCCGCGCCGAGGCTGGGATTGTTGGGGATACGTGCCAGCCACACGCAAGGTCGCATGACATGCTCTTGAACGTTGCGCACGACCGCCACTTTCAAAGCTACTTGGACACGATGGAACAGAAGCTTCATGTCCGAATGGTGCCAGTGCTTTCGGCTGGTATGCGTTTGCAAATGTCTCGGGGTGGAATCATTGCCGCTCACTACATCATTCAGCGGGGCGAGCCGATCTTGTTGAGCCATTACCGCCACGTCTATGAAGACGTTTTCACGTCGACCGTTGACCAAATCGAGAAAGCCGCACGCACGGGCAAATCGGCGTTCATGCAAGCGCAACTAAGCTATCTTGAACGCGAAGCGGCGAAACGAATCTCCGATATCTCGCAGCGAAGCGTGAACAAGGTGCGTGACATCGTGATGGATGGAGTCCGCAAAGGCAAAAGCAACGATCAAATTGCGCGGGCGTTGTACAAAGCCATTCCGAAACTCTCTCGTGATCACGCTGCCACGATCGCCAGAACGGAGACGCATAGCGCGGCAATGGCGGCAACGGACGAAACGTTGCAATACAAAAAGATCAAGGTGAAGTCTAAGACATGGTGGAGCAAACAGGACTCCAAGGTTCGTAAAAGCCACGCGGAAGCGCACGGCGTGCGGATTCCATACGATCAACCGTTTGAGGTCGGCGGCAGTCTGATGATGTACCCCTCCGATGAATCATTGGGCGCAAGCGCGGATCAAATCGTAAACTGTAGGTGCAGCCTTTTGTACAACACAACATTTTAGCGACTCTCGAATTGGTCCGGAAACCACATGGTAAGCCTCGGCATGGATGAGGACACGCGCAACGGATCGCCCCATGCGCTACTCCGAATTGACTTGCGCATACCAGACCAAGGCCGAAGACAGCAACGTCGCGACCTTCAGTGGAGTCGCGTCAACGTCCGACGTTGACAAGCTTAACGAAGTCATCGAAGCGGGCGCATTCCTGCCGATCGCGCGGAAAGACAATGGCGACCCCGATGTTCTGATGTTGCGGGACCATGACCGGACTCAGATCATAGGCGGCTGGAAAAGCTTTGCGCAACAAGGGCCGCGCTTGGTTGTGGAAGGCGAGCTTTGCCTTGATGTTGAAAAGGCTCGCGAGACTTACGCGCTTATGAAGCGCGGTTTCCTTTCTGGCTTGTCAGTCGGTTTCACGGCGGGCCTCAACGATGTCAAGTATGACGATAGAAACGGCCGCCGCACGATTAGCAAAGCAACCCTAAAAGAGTGTTCGATCGTTGCCGCGCCTGCAAACGGACGGGCGCGCGTCTTGAGTGTGAAGTCGGATGTTGTTGAGCTTCTTTCTTCATGCGGACTCGATGATACTGATATTGACATTCTCTTGAACGAGGGACTCGACGGGTTGATCGAGTGCAAGCGCAACCCGCAAAAGCCCTATGGCGGGAACGTCCCCTATGCAGACCCCGGATATCAGGACGATGGAGTCCATCGTTATCCGATCGATACGGAGCGGCACATAAGGGCGGCGTGGTCGTACATCAACATGCCGAAAAATCAGCGCATGTATTCAGCCGATCAAGTCAAGAAGATCATGGGCCGGATCAAAGCGGCTTGGCGCAACAAGATCGACCCGGCAGGCCCGCCGGGGGCAAGCGATGGCAAGGGTGAGGACTGGAATCCGCTTGATGAAATGCGCGTCGCATCGGAAGTGCGCGGCCTTTTGTCTCAACTGAGGGAACGTTGTCATGGCTGACGGTCCGGGACTTGCCGAACTACTCACGGAGATCAAGACCACGCGCGAAGCGATCGCGACCGCTGATGCAGACCGCGTGAAGCTATTTGACGAAATGAAGGGCGAGCTTAAGAAATACGGGCAACTCTCCGCAGAGACAGAAACCAAGATCGGAAAAATGACTGAGGATGTAACGGGCCTCAGTGTCAAATATCAGACCCTTGAAGACAGTGTGAACGATACGCGCAAGCGCGTGTTGCGTCCGGGTCAAGAGCAGTTTCCCGACGATGCCAACCGCAAAGCCGCCCTTGGTCTGTTGCGCTTGAAGCACGAGTTGAAGATTGTCAAGAAAGACCCCGACCATCCTTTCACGGCAACAGAGGAACAGATTGCGGAAGCCGCGATGGCGATCAAGGCCACCAACGCCTTGATGAACACAACGGACATTTCCAATCTTTCGCCCGAGTATCGCAAGTCACTGTCTGCTTTCAACTTCGGGTCTAATGGTTTCATTCTCGCCCCGTTGATGTCCGATCGCGTGTTAAGTTGCCTTGTCGATGAAACAGACGTTGCGGGTATTATGGGCAGCATGACTATTGCCGGTCCGTCGGTGCGTTTTCTCATTGATAACGTGCGGATCGACTACGCCGCATGGGCTTGCGAAACCGCTTGCTTCGCCAACAACCCGCAAGCCAACTTAACGGAAGGCTTGGGCGAATTGGAGATCAAGCCAGAGACGCTTCGATATATCGTTTGCGCCACGCGCGACATCTTGGAAGATGCCTCGATCAATATCGAAGCATGGATGCTCGACAAGGTGAACCGTGCATTTCGCCGCACGATCTCAACCGCGTTGATATCTGGCGACGGCATCGGCAAGCCAGTCGGGATTTTGAATCCGAACGCGGGCATTCAGGTTTGTGATACATCGGTCGCCACTCCTACCGATCGCTTCACATGGCAAGACTTGATCGCGTTGAAGTTTCAAGTCCCGATGCAATACCACGGCGGCGGAGGTGGCGGCGGTCGCTACTTGATGAACCAGAACACCTTCGGGCTTCTGCTCACAATGAGCGACGCATCCGGGCGACCGTTGCTTGCTACGTTCCCGCAGGACTTACCGGCAACGCCCGGTTTTCTGTTGAACGGCTCGCCCATTCAGATCGTTACGCAAATGCCAGACGTGGCACCCGGCTCAACGCCGGTCGCGTTCGGCAATTGGCCCGAGGTTTACATGATCGTGAATCGCAAGGCCGTGACGATGCAGCAGGACCCGTATTCAGCTGGGTTCTGCATATTATTCAAGTTTGAAGCGCGCATTGGCGGCGGCGTCATCTGCCCGAACGCGGCGCGTCTTCTGCGCATTCGATAAGGAGGCACACATGCTCAATATGTGGTCGGCGGCGGGTCAATATCTCGCCTGGGTCATCAGCGACACCAAATACGCGGACCTTGCGCCCGGTCTCTCCTATGGAATCACGTTGGTGAACTCAACCGCCAGTGATGTCACGAGCGGGACAATCACGCTGCAAGGCGCGGACGCAAAGCCCGACGACCCCTGTGCGCCTGATGTATGGGCCGCGCTTCAAACCGTTCCCGGTTGCGAAGGTGTTGTGGAAGGTACTGTAACAGGCCCGGCAACTATCACTTTCACGCCGCAACATCCCTTGAAGGCGCATTCTCAGTGCACCTATTCCGCGCCATGCCCGCAACAATTTTTGCGAGCAACCGGAATCCCGTCATCGGTTGACGCCATCGTCGTCGTGACCCGCCTCAAGCGGAATGAATTCTCAGTGGGCACGAACACGGGGCAAATTGTTTCGGCAACAGCATGAAGCTATGGCATCGCCTGATTGATTGGTTCTCTGCTAGTCGTCTTCGTTTAGGCGAAGCGAAACCGATCTCAGGCGATGTTGTGATCTCGTTTCGCGGCAAAGGTGCCGCGCAATTCCGTGTTCAACATGCTCGCGATCGAAAAGGCATCCCCGACGAACTGTCATGGGCAGACGTGACCCGGATGTCAGATCGCACGGTCGAGCCACGCGCGGTTATCGATCGCGGGCACATTGTGCATGGGTTGTTTGTTGATCACGTCAATGGAGATCGCGACGCTTTCTACCGGCGGCATAAGGCTTCATGGATTCGCGTGATTGCCAACGAAGACAATCCGGACTCCTTGAAGCGTTGCCGCGCCTACACAATCACCATGCGGCCCGCAGCATGAACCCGGTCATTCAAATCATTGCAGGGCACTCGGTCCGGTTCTCTATGAACAACGGCATTTCAACATCGGAGTTTGACGATGCCGAGTTTTATCAAGTTCCTCCCCATGTCGCGAGCGGCATGGTGGCGCGCGGTTGGGCGAAAATCGTGAGTCCTCATCTTGCCGACCAACCGCGCCAGCCGCCCGAAGTCAAAGACGTAAGTAGCTCGCCCGATGCCGAAGAAGTCTCGGGCTATCGATCGAAGAAAGGACGCAAGCTATGATTCACTCGCGATGCTTTCCCTTTTGCCGTTCCCCGCTTCCATGCGAACTCAAATGGTTCCCATCGCCTTGCGTTTGCACGGTTGAGGCATCCCCGGCAATCGAAGGCGTAAGCGGGCAGACGGCGGCGAAGGCTGCACCCGCACCCGCAAAATCTCAAAAGGCGTGATTGAATGGCGAATGGCGGCCCCATGACTGGCGGGCGGACGGTTTCCGCAATGTACGGAGGCCGCCCCGTTCGTGCGTTCGCGCTTGGCAATGAAGACGCTATGGCGTCTTTGCAACCGAACATCTGGCCGCGCCCGAGCGGCGTTTGCGCCCCCGTGCGGCGCTGTTGTTGCAAAGGCCCTTGGAACATTGGCCCAGGCGAAGCTTTGCCGCTTTCGATCGTATGGTCGCCGTTCATCGATTCCTTGTCCGGGTATGTGCTCCACTCGGTTGCGGTTGCTGAATTGCTTGATATGCACACCACGCCGCCGCAACCCGCCGACCCCGAAATGATCAAGATCACAACGGGTATCGCGGCGGATGACCCCGAAGACCCGGACAATTCGGACGTTGCCGACTTGATCGCAATCATTCCGCCTGTTGCTACACAAGCGATTATCGAAGTCGGGGAAGACACGCCAATCAATCGGCAATTCCGCCTTAACATCGCAGTCAACGCAAGGGACTGTGACGGGCATGTTATCACCTTGCGCGACTGCTTCGTGATTGTGATTGCAGAATGCTAGACGATGCCATGCAAGAGCGAATCAACAACGCCTTTGCGTTGTGTAAGCTTCAGGCCGCCGCCGATGAATCATTTCCTGATGAATTGTTGCGGCACTGGTTTGAAGCCGCATGGAGCCTATGCGCGCAAATGGTTGGCCTTGTCTATCCTTCGCAAGAAATTGTCGAGCCGATCGCGCTTGACCGACGAGGCGCGTTCACACTGAGTCATCAGCCATCCGGATGTGTTCGCATATATGACGGTTATACGCTGTTGATGACGTTGCCGCCGTCGCTCGTTCGCACCCATTGCGACCCGTCCTTGTGTTGCCGCTGCGATCTATCGGCGCATTACATGATCGGCAGCGAAGACCCTTGTGCGGACATAAGTCCGCGCTTCGTCCAAGCGGTCGCTAGGTTGTTCACCTACATGGTTGAGAATCGCGGCGACGTGCCGCTTGACGAAAATATCTTGGGCAAGTGTGGCGCGCTGCGCTTCCTTTCACCCGATCTAACCTATGTGTTGTGAGCATGGTTGGCGTGCTTGATGTCAAGAGACGGCAAGCTGGAAGGCTTTTGCGCGGGTGGCAACCCGAAGTTGGCGAGCTGCGCGACCTGATCTGGGTTTGCACGACGGTCGAAAAACCCGACTTCAACGTCTCAACCTTTAAGGAACGTCCCGGCGTGATCAAAGTACACGCTCGTGTGCGGCCACTGACCGGCGAAGAAATCCTAAGCTATCAGGCTGTCTTTGGCGAAGCGCAAAAAGTCAAAACAGAAATCACGATCCGGATGCCGCCCGACGTGAAAGTCGATTTGCATCATTGGGTGTATCACATCAGCAAGTATGCGAAGACTTGGTATAAAGTGCAGTCGACGGAAGACATGGGCGGGCGTCAACGCTTCCTCATCATGCGTTGTTCCGTCGATGAAGTCTTGGACGTTCGGACCG